ATTATCATCGGCGCCGCCATCGCGTCACCCTGCCCGGCGCTCTGTAAGCTCTGCCTGTATCAGCATCCCGGTCATTATTGCCGCGATTTCCTCGCGCTGCCGGTCGCTCAGCTCGTCCAGCAGCTCGCGCATCTGCTCCACCCTGTCCGGGGTGGGACGCAGCTTATCCAGTATCGTCATTGCTTGCTCCTCCTTTTCTTGCCCTCCCGCTCCCGCCGTGTTATACTGGCGGGAGAAAGGAAGGGATTTTTTTGAAACGTTTTGAGAAAAACCTGCGCGGGCTTATCTCCCGCAGCGCCGCCAGCGACGTCGTCGAGACTGTGCCTAACGAGCATTTGAGCAAGGCTGACGCCCGCGAGCTTAAAGCCTTGGGGCTTGTGTCGATCGCCCCTGCCGGTGATAACCTGCTCCGTGTTCAGCTCACCGATGAGGGCCGCGTTTATTTTTTCCGCAAAGCCGAGAGCATGAAAAGCGTCTGGCGCGACCGTCTGATTAGCTACGTTCTCGGCGTCCTCACGCCGCTGACGGTTTGGGCTATCCAGCTATGGCTCGCAGGATGATAAGCCCCGTTGCGCCGCCGAGGACGTAAAACAGCACCGTTATCAGTGCATCCAGTACCTTGTCCCGCTCAGGCACCCCGCCACACCTCCTTTTTGCTGATTTTGATTCGTAGGAATCATTTAATTGATTCCGTGTACTCAATATAGCACAAGCGTTTGATTCTGTCAACTCCTTTTACGTATTTTTCTTTATTTTTTTGAGTTGACGGAATCAAATGCTTGTGCTATTATATTTGCAAGGAGGTGATACGCTATGATAGGTGAGCGCATAAAGCAGCTCAGAAAAGCCCTTAAGCTTTCGCAGACTGCTTTCGGCGAGCCAATTGGCGCGAACCGAAACGTTATTAACAACGCCGAGAACGGCCGCGCCGCCGTCTCTGATATGCTGGCTGCCGCAATCATCAAAGAGTATAAGGTGTCCCCGGAGTGGCTTAAGCTCGGCGTGGGCGAGATGTTCGCCCCGCGCAGCCGGGAGGAAGAGCTTGCCGCCTTTTTCGGCGAGCTGAGCCGCGACCCGGACGGCAGCGTCCGCAAGCGCTTTATAGCCGCCCTGGCAAAGCTCCCGCTTGAGTCGTGGGACGCGATAGACGCCTTTTGCCGCGACATGTACGGCATAGCCCCGCCCGGTGCCGGCAGCGCCCCCGCCGAGGGCGAGAGCAGCGAGAGCAGCGAGAGCCGCCCCGCCGAAGCCCCGCCGGACATTGACCATGCTTGACCAAAGCCCGCGCCCGCTCCGTTCCCCTCTGTCATTGCGAGGAGGGCGGAACGCCCGACGCGGCAATTCGTCCCCCCCGCAAACAACAAAAAAGCCGAGAGGTTAAACCCTCTCGGCTTTTTTGTTGTGTACATATCAATATTCGATTATGTAGTTAAAAATATTCCGCAAAAATATTTCTTCTACTTCGTCTTTCGCGCTGACCTTCATCGCGGTATTGCTCATGTCGACTATTCCCATGTGCGCCGCGCCCTGAGCCGCCGCCGCGGTGATAATCTCCATCGTAAGGCCGTGTGTCAACGGGCGCGACAGCTTAACCTGCTGTATGTTCGCAAGCTTTATTGCTACCGTGTTTTTCGGTCCCAGCACCGGGTCCGCCGGGACATCAACCATAAGCGCCTTGCCCTGTATATATATCACATATTTATACTCGCAATAGGCTTTGAGTGGGTCTCTTTTGTCAAGCTCGGCTTTTACTTCTGCGTCTGCCTCTTCGGTTTCTGCGGCTTTTTTCTTGGCGCTTTCAAGCGCATCATTTACCATGCGTATCATCGGGGCATCGGCGTACTGCAAAAAATATTCGCTCTCGGCGTCAATTTGTCTTTTTGTTTTTGCCGCCCGGATACTCCTAAAACGTGCTGTGCATATGCCGCACATCTCCATGCCCCTCATGTCCGGGTACTTAAAAACGTCGGCCGTCAACCCGCTCGATGTAAAACCGCTGATTGGCTTCCCGCATATCCCGCATTTTTTGGCCATGCTGCTCCCTCCCATATTGTGATATCGCCATTATATCACGCCCGCTGCGCTTGCGGCTTCCAAATTTTCGCGGCATTTTTTGTCAAAATAGCACAATGCACGGGGCAAGCCCGTGCATTGTGCGTTTGCCGTGTGTTTGTTCTCCCGCTCTGTGCTTTCGTCCCGCTCCGTCATTGCGAGGAGGGCGGCGCGCCGGACGCGGCAATCCGCGCCCCGCACGCAACAAATATAAAAATATTTGCTCTTTCTTATTGACAAATATAATTATATGTGTTATTATATGTATGTCAGGAGGGAAAGCAATGAAAAGCTACTCATCGAGGGAAGTTATCGCGGCGCTGCTCGCCGACGGCTGGTACGAGGTTGCCGTAGTCGGCAGCCACCACCAGTTCAAGCACAGGGCAAAGCCCGGCCGCGTAACGGTCAAGCACCCATGCAAGGACATACCGCGCAAGACACTTGACAGCATCGAGAGACAGTCGGGGCTTAGATTTAGATAAGCCCCCGCTCTCCCTCCTGATACTTTTTTTGAGAATGGAGCTGATATCTTGAAAAACCGTTATTTCTATCCCGCCGTCTTTACCTATGAGGACGGGCAGGAGATAGCCGTCACTTTCCCGGATCTTGATGTGGCAACCAGCGGTGAGAACGAGGACGAGGCGCTGCTCGCTGCCCGTGAGCTGCTTGGCTGCGTTCTGGCAGGGCTGGAGGAGGACGGCGTAGCTCTGCCCGCTCCGTCCCGGCTGACCAACGTGGAGCTTCAGCCGAACGAACGCGTCGTACTGGTTGACGTGTTCATGCCGTCAGTCCGGCAAGCTAAAGCTAACCGCTCCGTTAACCGCACCGTCACATTGCCCGCATGGATGAACGCCGCCGCGCTGGAGCGCAATATCAATTTTTCGCAGGTTCTTCAGGACGCGCTCCGCGCCCAGCTCGACCTGCGGCAGAATTGATAAGGCAGGGAAAGCGCATTTCTCCCGTTTTCTGTCTGCCAAAATTTCGCGGCGAAATTTGTCTAAAATGCCAAGGCCGAGGCGAACGCCCCGGCCTTGACTTATGTCGAAAATGCGGAGATAAACGCGAATATTGTCTTTAATTGTCGCAGGTTGGCGTTTTCGGTCAGCGCCGCGATCATTGCGCGGTAAAACTCCTCCCTCTCTGCCGTTGTTAAGTCCATGTTTAATTCCTTCCAATTGGTTGACAATTTTGTCGTTTGGTGCTACGCTTGAATCAAGATTTTAACAGCGGCGGCGACTCCGCGTCTGCCGCCAGCATGTCCAGCAGCCGCCGGAGCTGCGGGTCGTTGACGTCGGCGATGATGACCAGTTTTGTGCCGTATATGCGCTTACTGCGCAGCGGCGGGATGTATTCGTCGGGGTGTCTGGGGCGCTCTGTCATTTTGTCTGCCTCCTTATGTTGATTTTTCCGCGCGGCTCTCGCCGCCTCTGGCATCAGCATAGGCGGGCGGCGTGGCCGACGCAAGGACTATATCGGCAAAGGGAGGACTTTATCGGCCGGGGAGTGGCCGACGAAAATAAAAGGGGGAGATAGTATGGAGACTACGGACACGCAGACGCGGGACATCATCCTGCGGCTTAAACGCGTCAAGGCCGCACGCGGGCTTAGCTGTGGCCGGATCTGTGCGATGGTGGCCGAGGCCGGGGGCAGCGTCTCGCTGTCCACCGTCAAGCGCGTCTTTGCCGACGGCTCCGAGGATTGGAGCTTTCGCGTCTGCGATACGGTGCAGCCGATCGCGGACGTTCTGCTCGCCGAGGGCGGCGCGCCGGAGGTCGGCAGCTGTGAGCGCGCGGCGTATCAGGCGATAGCGGAGCAGCAGCGCGAGCTGCTGGGCGATATGTCCGCAATGGTGCAGGACAGCAGCGGCGACGCGCTGAGTCTCGCGCGGGAGCAGCTCGCCCAGTACGAGCGGCGGCTGCGGTCGGTGGAGCGGCGCATAGTTGCGCTGGTGGTTCTTATCACGCTGCTGCTCGTGACGATAATCGTCGCGCTGGTCGTCGACCGGTTTAACCCCGATGTGGGCTTTTTCTGGCTCGGAGCTCAGATGGCCGCGCGCCACGCCGTGGCCGATACCGCGTCGGCGATCCTCTCCGCGCTCCGCGTCTGACGCGCTGCATCTTCGCAGCGCCCCGCGCACCTTCCGCCGCATAAAAAATCCGGGTTCTTCCCGGATTTTTTTAATATTTTTTCGATTTTCCTCTTGACTTTGTAGCTACATTGTGGTATATTATAACCATGATGAGGGAGCAAAAGCCCCCAAAAAAAGGAGAAGATGACAATGACAAGAGCAGAGCTTAAGACCATCGCCGCCAAGTACAACATGGACTTTATCCGCCATTACATCACCAATCAGGGCGAGGGCGTGTACCTCGAGTCTGTCGACAGCGTCCCCGAGCTTGACGAGCTTGTCGAGCGCAGCTATCCCGGAGACGATCTTACCCCGTGCTTCGCACAGGCCGAGTATGCCGGCGGCTCCGTGCGCTACTCCATCTACTGCCCCCACAACTGGATTGACCTCTGGGGCTGGACGGACGACTGAGGAGGCACGCATGATGGATGCCACATTTGCCGCCGTGGCGCGGCTCTGGGAGCAGCACTGCTCCGTGCGGGAGATTGCCCGCCGCGTTAAGATATCCGAGGCCAAGGTCAACAAGATCCTGCTCACCATCGGGGCGGTGTCGTCAGACGACTCCAAGCTCCTTGCCGCCGGTCTGAGCGTCGATGAGATTGCCGGCCGCCTTGGCAAGTCCCGCAAGGCTGTCCTTGCCCGCCTGCCGTACTCCAAGGGGCAGTACGGTGCCGAGTATCCGACGATCAACGCGTTGCGCATCCGCCGCAGCCGGGAGAAGGGAGGTGCAGCTGATGGCGAAAAGTGAGGTTGTCCGCCTGCGCATCACGCCGGAGCTTAAAGCGCGGCTGCAGGCCGCCGCAGCAGCCGACGGGCGCACGATGTCAAACTTTATCGAGCGCCTACTCATGCAGGCGCTGCCAGAGTCCGGCAGCGATAAGCAAGCGCAGTAGCGCCGCGGTACGGTACAAAAAATCCGGGTTTTCCCCGGATTTTTTTAATATTTTTTTGATTTTCCTCTTGACTTTGTAGCCACATTGTGGTATACTCTAATCAAGATGAGGGAGCGAAAAGCCCCAGAAAAAAGGAGAAGAAAACAATGCTTATGAACGCACAGGAGCTTATAAAAAAATACGATATCAGACTCGCGATGAAATGGATTGACGGGCAGCACGTCCCTGATGGGCGGCTTTACATTGCCGACGGTGTCAGAGCCAAACGCAACGGCGATTTTGATGCCATTGTCGCTGCAAAGCCCGAGATCGTCTCCATCCTCACCGCCGAGCTTGAGGCCAAGCGTCGCGCCGAAGCAGAGCGCGAGGCGAAGATCGCCGCAATCCCCGGACTTGTCGAGATACAAGCTGCGCTGGACGATGTTGATAAATGGCGTAGCGAGTTTGAGCGTAGCTTTGCCGACGTCGGCGGGCTTGGTGTCCGTCCCCGCCCGCAATATGATTTTGACGCGCTGTATGCCAAGTACCCCCGCGCAGCCGCATACCTCAAAGCCGACGGCATGGCTCTTGCTGAGCATGATGTCAAAGCTGCCGCTGGGCGTAAGGCGCGCGAGCGCATTATCAACGGTGAGGACGGCTCCGAGGCGTTGGCCGATGCCGAGGCTGAGTGGGCAGCGTATTGCGCCGAGCATATATGGGACTAATGCCGCATCCGGCTGTAGCCCTTGACAAAAAACCCGTTTGCGGTTACTATAGCCGCAAACGGGTTTTTTTGTGAGGTGGTTTTGATGCATGGCGCATATATCCTTGCGCGCTACTCCACGGACAGGCAAAACGAGGACAGCATAGAGGTGCAGGTCTCGGCCTGCCGCAAATGGTGCGATGAGCGCAGCCTGCCGGTGCTTGATGTTTTTGCAGATGAGGCCACCAGCGGCATGAAAGCCACCCGCCCTGAGTATGCCCGCATGATGTGGCAGCTTGAGCATGGCGGAGCCGATACCGTGGTAATATACGACCAGTCCCGCATGTTTCGCAAGCTCACCGCGTGGTTTGATTTTCGCGACCAGCTCGCGCGCCTCGGCGTCGATGTTGTGTCTGTGACGCAGCCTATGATAGGCGGGGATCTCCGTGACCCGGCGAATTTTTTGACCGAAGGCAGCATGGCGCTGTTTAATCAAATGTGGGTTTTGCAGACCCGGCAAAAGGTCGTTGCGAAAATGCGATACATGGCGGAGCAGGGGCTGCACACGGGCGGCACTCCGCCGCTTGGCTATAAGGTTGTCGACGGTCGGCTTGTTATTGACGCCGCCGAGGCCGAGACGGTGCGGCTGATCTTTGGCCTGTACGCCAGCGGTATGACGTACCGCGAGATCATCCGCAGGCTTAACGCCGAGGAGCGGCGCACAAAAAGAGGCGGAAATTTTGGAGTCAACAGCCTGCACGATCTCCTCAAAAATCCAAAGTATGTCGGCGACCTGGTCTATGGGAAAGTCGCCAAGCGCCCGGACGGCTCGCGGAATAGCCACGCCGTAGCGGAGGACGCCATAGTGGTCAAGGACGTACTCCCGGCCATCGTAGACCGGGAGACGTGGGAGAAGGTGCAGTTAAAAATGCAAGAAAATAAACGCAGCGCAGCGGGGCGGCCGGCGAGTGCCAGAGCGTACCCGCTCAAGGGTAAGGTCTTTTGCCGCGAGTGCAAAAGTGCCATGCTTGTCACTGCGGCAAAGCGCCGCGGGAAGCGGTACTACTACTACACCTGCGGCGCGAAGCACCGCAAGGGGCTGTGCGATAACTCCCAGATCCCGGTCTCCGCGCTTGAGGGCATTGTGGCCAATGCCGTCCGCCAGCGGCTCAGTGAGCCGGAGAGCGTCGGCGGGCTCATACGGATCCTGCGCGACGAGCGCGCGAAGCTGAGCGAGGCTGCCGTGCAGCGGCTCCGCGCCATGCAAAAGCGCGACCGCGAGATAGCAAAGCAGCTCGATGCTGCGGTTAACGCCGTGCTCGGCGGGCTGCACAGCCCTATCCTCACGGCAAAGGTCAACGCTCTCGAGGCGGAGCGCGCGAAGATATCGCACGATATGCAGCAGCTCCGCGCTCAGGTCTCCGGCGCCGAAATCGACGAGCCCCGTCTGCGCGAGCTACTCGCGCTTGCCATGCAGGACGACGCCGCCGTGCTTAGCATTGTCGTCCGCGTTGAGGTCGGCAAGGACGAGATTGCCGTCTGGACGCTGCTTGACGCCGACCCCAACGGCGATTTTGATTTTGCTGAGGACGGCGTCCCCATCACCCCGTCAGAGGTCGCCCCAAGTTATAATAATTCCGGGTGTCCCCGTTGGAGCACCAAGAAAGAAGCCTCTTTTGTCCGGTAGACAAAAGAGGCTTCTTTCAACGAAATAAATCCCTGCGGGATTTGTGAAACGCCCTTCGGGCGTGAAGAGCGCAATTCTTCACAGCGGTTTTCCGCTGCTTTATTTGGCGAAGCCATACTTCATACTTGTAAAAAGGAGACTCGATATGAAAAGCTTGAACGATTTTCCGCGTATACCTTTGGCCGTGCTGCCGACGCCCATTCAGAAGCTTGAAAACATCAGCCGCATTCTCGGCACAAACGTCTATATAAAGCGCGACGACCTGACCGGCATCGGTCTCGGCGGCAACAAGGTGCGCAAGCTCGAATTCCTGCTGGCCGACGCGAAGCGGCAGGGCGCGGAGATCATCTTCACGACCGGCGGCGCGCAGTCTAACCACGCCATGCTCACGGCGGCCTGCGCGAAAAAGCTGGGCATGACGCCGATACTGATCCTCAAAAAGCGCGGCGTGACCGAGCGCAAGGGCAACCAGCTGCTCGAATACCTCATGGACACCGACGTCCGCTTCATGGACACCGACAGCTACGACGACATCTACGCCGAGATGGATCGCGTCGGGCAGGAGCTGGGGCGTCCGTACTACAAGATTCCCTGCGGCGGCTCCAACGCCATCGGCGCGCTGGGCTACGTCAACTGCATGAAAGAGATCGCGGACACGGGGCTGCACTTCGACTATGTCTGCTGCGCCGAGGGCAGCGGCGGCACTCACGCCGGAGTCGCGCTGGGCGCGAAGCTGTTCATGCCGGAGACGCAGACCATCGGCCTGATGGTAGACAGCGACCCGTTTGACGTTATCACGACGCACATCATGCAGGAGACCGCCAAGCTTCTGGAGCTTGATTTCGTGCCGACCGTCGAGGACGTGCACCTTGTCGATATGTGCGGCCCCGGCTACGCGATCCCCTCCGCCGAGGGCAACGCCGCGATACGCATGATGGCCGCGAACGAGGGTCTGTTCCTCGATCCGGTATACACCGGCAAGGCCTTCGCGGGGCTGATAAAGCTTGCGCGCGAGGGGAAATTCAAGTCCACGGACAATGTCCTGTACCTGTACTCCGGCGGCGCGGGCGGTCTGTTTGCGATAGACATCGATCTGGGCTGAGCCATGAAGCTGCGCAGATTGGAGCTCGGGAGCAAAAACCTTGTCGGTGCAAGGGTGACTGAGGCGCGGCAGATGCGCGGGATGAAGCAAGTCGAGCTGCTCGCCCGACTGCAAACGCGCGGAACAGATATCAGCATCCCCGCGCTGTCGCTGCTTGAGGGGCAGAAGCGCCCGGTGACGGATATTGAGCTTGCGGCGCTCTCCGACATCCTCAGCGTCAGTGTTGACTGGCTGCTCGAAAGAACCGAATAAAATCATAACCACCGGCCGTGCCGGTGGTTTGCACTAGCCCCCTTGGGGCATGACCCGGGCTGAGCCTATAGGCTC